TTAGCAGCGACAGTTAAATTATTTGTATCAAATGTTCTTGCATAGTCAATAAATGAAACTTCGTCTCCTATAGTTCCTGCCGGAAGTGTAGCTGTACAAGCATTTGAAGTTGTATTAATAAAGTATCCTTCTCCTGCAACAGCAGTCATAGTTGCTCCTGCTTCTACTGCTTGCCAAGAAACTCCACCAGACATCGTTGTCCAGGATAAAACTCCTGCAGTTGAAGAAGTGAGAGCATCACCAGCAGTTCCTGCTTTTGCAAGTGGTAATGTATAAGCAGTACTTTCTGTTAAAACTCCTGGTGCAAAACTTGCATTAAAACTTCCTGAATCATCAGTGTCTGCACCTAGAACTAAAGTTCCAGCATTGCCAGAATTTCCGCTAACAGTTAAAGATCCAGTAGAAGGAGGGTTAATAAGTAAAGATCCAGTTCCTTTAGGGGTAATATTAATATCAATATTCGAATCACTACTTCCTGTTGCTGATAAAGTAGGACCACTGCTATTCGGAGCATTCGCTACGGTAAATTCGTTAGTTGCTGATCCAGTAGCAGTTAATTTAAATAATTCGTTAGAACCTGTATCTAAAATAGATGTTCCAATTATTGGTGTAGTTAAAGTTTTGTTTGTTAAAGTTTGTGTTCCTGTAAGAGTTACATCTCCCATTCCAAAGTCAATAATATTTGGATTAGTGCCATCATCGGCTGCTGCGTAAATAATTTTATTTCCTTTATCAGTAGCTGCCCATGTAACAGTGCCGCCTGAACCACTCGCATATTTAAATTGAACTGTATATGCACCAGTTGTGCCATTGTCCATAAAGTAAAAAGTTTGAACATCTAAAGGAATCGTTACAACTTGGTTTCCAGTAATTGTTCCGTAAATTCTATAATTCTGTGAGCAAGAACAGCACCTGTAGATCCATCAGAAACAGACAATGTTGTTGTATCAGCTGAACCTCCTATATCTTGTTCAGTATAACCACCAGAAATTTGTTCTATAATTTGTAAATTGGTATTGGTTGTTGATCCCCATGTACCGGCGTTCTCGCCGGTTGTCATTAACTCTGTACCAAGACCTGTATAAGTCGATGCCATTAAGCGCTCCCTACAAAAATTTCCACATCACACGCTGCAGTATCTGCGTCCACGGTGATGTCAACTAAGTCAGAAAGACCTGAAGCTAAAGCTGATCCCGCTGCTTTCATTGTATCTACAACGCCACCGCTATTATCACCTGGATAAATAAACGAGTGACCTGCATCTACTTTCATTCTAAATTCTGTATTGTCTTCATCTCTAAAAGTTAACATAATATGATTTGATGAATCTAAATTTGTAATTCTAATATATCTGACATCACCATCATCAAACATTCCTGCAACATAACCAACTTTATTAGCAGATACACCTACTCCACTAATAGCTGATATAAATCCTATTAATCCACATTCTGTTGTTGATGCGGTTACAACTCTTTTTGTAATTTCATTAACACTAGAAATATCTAAAGATCTTTCCGATCCATAATCTATGTTGTTGAGAGTGATTGCTTCTTTGACTGATACTGTTAGTGTTGCCATATTCTATCCTTACGGTGTCGGAGACTGGACGGGTATACGTGGTTCTCCATCAGTATAATCGTCTCTTCTTCGTCTACCTATTTGTTCTCCACCAAACTTCTGTACTTCAGTCTGGTATTTTTGTTCATAGAGTTGTAGCATATCCATTGGGCCTTTCAAATAGCTAAATGCTTCTACCAAGCATGCATATAAAAGTCCATTTCCAAAATTCAAACTTAAATAATTTGTTAGATTTGTTGAACTTAAACCTGCAGGTCTGGCATTATAATGAATTTTGTACATAAAAGCCGAACTTGGTGTTGGCACAATAGTAAGTCTTCCGGATGATGTTGCACCTGTTCCTTCCGCTCCTCCGGACATTGCATAATATTTTGGCGTTCCAGTAGTTGTTTCAGCTGTATCATATTCTCTAAGATAGCTAATATCTTTTTTAATAAGCCAGTTACCAGTTCCTGTTGCTACAGATGTTGATTCATAGACCTGTATACCTCTAATAAATAAAGTTCCAGCTGGAGTATAAACATTATCTTTTGAAGCAGTCAGATTGCCTATCATTTCTTTTCGATCAGCGTCTATGGGTACATCCCTTAAAATTCTAAGTTCAGAATTATCGATGAATTGATTGGTAATCGTACTTGATAATACAGAAGTACCAACCTCTGTATAATTTCCAATTGCTGTTGTAAGTGTTGTATGAGTAAATCCTGCCATTATGCTGATAAAGTCGCTGGTCCAACTGAGACCGGAAACCCTCCTCCTGTTATTCCTCCTGTTGTAGCCGTGCTAGTATCGACAGTAAAATAGAACCAATCACTGGTAAAATCTGTATCTCTAGAACCGCTTACATACTTACCTGTAACAATAGCATAGCCTGCAGCTTTTGCAATATTCGAACCTGCAATACCGTCAAAGGTTTCTGGATTAGCATATCCTCCCGAACCATCCGACACGGTCGGTGATCCACGGAACCTGTATGTGCTTCCACTGGTCAGTCCATGACCTGGCGCATTAACATTAATTACGCTTGATGAAGCAGCGTACGTGGTAAACGGATCATGGATTAATAATTGAGCTACATCATTTTCTGTTCTATCTGTTCTTACATTTTCCAATGCTTGAGGATCAGCTCCATGTGGTCTTGGATCTAATTGTGGTTGTTTGGCTTCATATTCAGATTTATGAACAAACATTCCATTCCATTCTTTAAGCATTTCACTATATGGAAATTCCATACCTGATCGGTCTGATATTGCTTTTGCGTATTTTCCTCTTGCGAATGCCATTATGTTCCTGGGTAATAAGTTTTAGGAAGAATATGAACACTTGTAGAAGAACCATCTTCTGATAGTGCTCTTGCTAATTCATCCTCGTAAAATAATTTTAATTCTTGTGTTCTTTGTGGAGCGTATTTTTGTGCTAAATAAAATGCTAATCCTGATGCCATACAAGGTACAAAACGATAAGGGACATCGGTTGCATCGGTATAAGTTGCATCAGCATCTTGAATTCTTTTGACAAAGAAAAGGTGAACGTCTTTTGATGCTGCTGTTGAATCGGGTGTTGGATATAAGGTTACTGTTGTTTTGTCTACTAATCGTTGAACAAAATATCTTGTAGGTGTTCCTTTAGATAATTTATTAGCTAAACCAGAATACGTAGCTCTATCTGTTTTTGTTAAAGCAGAATCTGCTTCAGAAGTTGTACCTCTACCCGTTCGATAAGTTGCTTCTAAAACATCAGCAATACCATAGGTAGATGTTCCTGTGGTTCCTCCAGCTGTTGTTGCAGAAGTACCGTCGCCTGTAGCTCTATAGAAAATGTATTCAGCTTGACCTTCAACCATGTCAATATTGGTATCGCCTACTTCCCAGTAGTGCAAACCTCTATTGCCCCATTCTTGAAACATTACATTTAAAGAACGCCTTGCTGTTTTTAATTGATATCCCGAAACAGATTGTAAGCCAATTCGCTCGTAGGCTTCTTCAATTATTTCGTCTACAGCAAATGTCTTGTCGAAAGTTACTGTTCCGGAAGTAGTATTAGCCATATGCTACCTCCTTATGCGGGTGTTTTAATAAACTCTGCTACAACTGTGTACATGTTACCGTCATCCGCTTGACTCGGTATCACAACATTAATATCGCCGTTTGTATTAGCATCAGTACTTGGTGGTAATCCACCAAACTCTCTAAAGTCCCAATAACCTGTTCCGACTAAACCAAGCAAAGGTCTATCTCCATCTGAATCTTCAAAATCTAAACGAGCGTGTGAGTCGCCGCCATCTCCAGAATCACATGCAAACCAAATTCTTTGCAAAGCTCCAAGTTGTGCAACACCTGCTACAGTACGTGCTGAAGAATCAAAAAATACTGTTGTGCTTGTGCTACCGTCTGATTCTATAACTATTTTTATTACTACTCGTTTATCGTTTTCTTGTAGAACTTCTGGTCCTGTTACTGTATTTGCCATATTCCCTCCTTAATCAAGAATACTAGATGGGGCCGAAGCCCCATCATATTTTATTTATTAGCCGTTATTGTAATCAAAAGCTGCGCCAGTGATTTTAATAACTAATTTACCTGCTGTGTAAGCTGCGTCAGTAGCTGCTCCACAAGTTAAGTATAGGTATTTTTTAGTTAATGCTGCAAGTGTTGATCCACCATCAGCAGAAACATACATACCTAAAGTTAAGTCACCATTATTAAATAAGTTTGTATGGAGTTGATACCGCTGCATTTTCTGCATCAGTAGCTGTCGCTGAACATACTAAATTAATATCTGGGTCTCCACCTGTGGGTGCTTCAACACAGCTCATTTCAATGCTGTATGGAATACCATTAACTCCAGTTGTTAGTTCTGCGATGTAAGCATTAGCTGCTCCACCATCAGTACCAATAACATCGTTAGCAGAACCACCACAAGCTAATCCACCATGTAGATCAATTAGAATAGTCGTGCAAATGTCACCACCAATTTTATTAACAAATGTATTAATCGCTGAATCACCAATACCTGATCCATGAGCATTAGGTGTAATTTTGAAAATAGTAGCTGCTGTACCTAAACTTCCATTGTTAGTACCTGTTGAAGTACCTGCTGCTACAATGTTGTTTCCAGTGCTAGCAACTTTTTCTACTTCCATACCACCCGCTGCTTTTATAACAGCGTAATCTACAAATGCTCCTGTAGTTGTGTTCTTAGTTGTTGCTTTTATATCGCCATCGGAACGTACCGTTCCATTAAACGTTGTTGTTGCCATTTTATAATCCTCCTAGATTATGTGAATACTGTCTCTAGGCCGTCGACTATACGCGTCAGTATTCTATTATTAATTGTATAGTGATTAATTTATAACGCAGATTTGCGTATAGCGCAAGGTATCCCTGTGAATTTGTATGATTTTTGATAGCGCTTAAGTGGCTATCGAAACTTGGGTTTGGACCTCGT